CAAACCCTTGTGAAGTTGTGGTCTCTGTCTGTACTTCGCCCTTGTTTAGCTGTTGTGGGCTGAAACGGCTTTCGGCTGCAGACCGTGCGGCAGAAGCGGCGGGGCTACCAGTTGCTTCTAGATCATCAATCGCCTCACCAATATCTAAGGTAGTACGCATGCTGCCATCAGGATTTGGAGGCAGACGCATAGGGGGTGCTTGATTGGGGCTAGCACCTGTCACGAAGTCTTCAGTAACCTCTACTTCTGATAGATTGACTTTTCGGTCATCAAAGTCTTTCTGAATTACGCCGATGGCATCAGTGCCATGGATCTCTACCTCATTAGTAACATATGCCATGCCTTGTGCATTTTTGGGGTCGATACCAAAGCGGAGGGCAATAGAATTAGCAATGCGCTGGTTCTTCCGTGCCTCTGCCTCTTTTTTAGCTTGCGCTGCGGCGAGGCGTCTGGCTTCTGCAGCCTTTTCTTTTTTAGCCTCACGCTCCTCAAGACGCTTCTCTTCCGCCTGACGCATGATCCCTTTAGCCATAATACCAGCGCCGGTATCGATAGCGTCTGCCAGTGTATTGTTAGGCTGATTAAATGCACCAGAAGCAATCTTACCTTGGATGCGGCTCTTCGTTGACCGTAGGGACATTACACCACCTCTTCTTCAGTATCAGAGCCGCCCAACATGAGCGCCTGTTCTTCCGCTGTGGCGGTCATTTCTTCTGTAGGCTGTGCCGGTGCCATAAGACCGCCTTCGCCCTCTGAGACGGCTTCTACGGCGCTCTCAGGGTCTGTCTCTTCGGGATCTACATCGTCCACAACACCCATCATCATTTTAAGCGTGGTGGAGGTGATCGGTGTGCGTTTAGCATTTAGACCATCTTCGTATTTAATGTTCTCACTGTCGGCTAAGATCTGCAGATAACGGTAGACCGGGCCAGCCGCTAAGATAGCCATGTCGATCTGGAATTTACCACGACCAATACCCTGCATCATTAAGCCTGCAACGATGTTAGTCAGAGGGCGCTTTAGCTCCATAAGACTGTAGACTATCTCTGCGGTGGTTTCATCATTCATCCGCTCCATGACGTACTCTACTGTACCGTCATAGGTCTCAATCTCTGGTGGCCGGTGCCATGGATAGTTACGAGTATCAGCGGTGTAGTTCTCACCCGGTATTGGGCCTATTGTCTTTGGATCAAACATCTTCCACCTCATCTTCTAGGGGTTCCATGTCTGCTAGATCTTCCTCTAGCTCATCCATGTAATCAGGTGTGTAGATCACAGGGTTGCCCTGAACCTTCATAAGCTCTTCGGGCATGCTACCTTTCAGAAAGCTCTTAATGGACTTCTCAATTGCGTCTTCAAATTTCATTTTTAAGCTTCCCGTAATTAACCATTAGGTAGCCCTCTGGCCCCTCAATTACCGTGTCAGGGTGTGTCTTCTGAACTTCCTGTGCGATCACGCCCATGGTTGGATACTTGTCGTAGCCGATCTCCTTGGCCGTATCGTTCCAATCCCATGTGTAGAACTGGACACCGTTGAGTGTGTCGTAGGGCTGAATGTTTTCTTTAAGTCGTACATCAGAGGCACCTGCAGCCGCTGCACCAATTTTGATGGCACCGCCCAGAAGTGTATCAAAGAGGCTTGCCTTCTGTGGAGTAGCCGCCTGTGCCTGCATCTCACCTAAGAGAAGACGCAACTCAAACTCTTCCTCGCTAACCGCACCCTTAAATAAGTAATCCAAGACACTGTCCGTGCGGTCCCATGTACGGTTAAGACCTTCTTGCGAAATATCCAGAATGTTCTTTGTATCAATTGCGGCGGCATCATAAGCCATCTGCGTGTTGGCGGTTGCAACGGTCTGCCGCCACTGGGCGTTAGATTCATCCACAGCATACTGCATCTTTGAGTAGAACTGTTGGCGCTCATTTTCTAAGGCCATACGGAACTCTGTGGCATCGTTAATCTCGCCAGCATTGAACCGCTTTAGCTCAGACATCAGGTTAGCATTAAACTGTTCAACCTGCGTACCAAGCTCTGTGTAGAACTTAGTGAAGTCATTCTTACTTTCCGCAGAAAACCGGCGGGTGGCATTCTCTTGCTGTGTGTCTTCAAGCAGAACCTGAACACGGGCCTGAGTGTTAATCATAAAGGCCTGTTGTTCGTTGGTTAGATTGCTCAGATCCATCTCTAAGAAGGCTTGAGCATTCTGTACCGCTGCAGTCTCACGGGCGTCTAGGTTAGCCAAATCAAAGTTAGACAGAACCGTAGCTTTGTTAATGATAGCCTGTTGCTTGTTGTCTAGGTTTTTAACAGTCAGGGTTTGAAAGAACTGCGCCTCTTGCTGTGCAATTGGAAGGCTTGCTTCCATCAGGGCGGTAGCCATAGCCGCTGTGGCTGCAGTACCGGTCATACCCTTAAATGTGATTGTACGTCCTACTGCACGGGCTTGTGCTTGAGCAAAGGCAGGGATCTTAGGTTCACCGTCTGAGCCAACAAAAGAATCGGCCAGCATTTCAAGCTGTCCGGTTACGGTAGACTTCATATCTACATAGTTACCTTCGCCAAGGTTTTGGGCCATGAGCTTACCGGCAACGGTTCGTGTATCGATTATTGAACTGAACTTTTGTGTGGCGTAATCGTTAAGAGCTTCGCCAGTTTGGTTCACTGTACCATCAGCGTTAATGCCTGTGGCAGAACCCTTCATGTCCAGCGTGTAGCCTTCTGCGTCCACTAGGTTAGCGTCACGAACTTCGCCTGTGGCAGCGTCCATAATAAACTGTGGGTTGTTCATGCGATCAGATGCAGTCGCTGTGGTGAACGATGCAGGGTCTACTGCAGTAGGGCTGCGAACCGGTGCAACACCTGTAACTGTCTGAGGCAGATACTTCTCAAGACCTTTGAGGGCATAATTAGGATTACTAGGATCTAGTAGTGTTCCTGCAGTAGCAGGGTCTAGGTTAGGGATAATGTCAGAAAGGTTAATACCCTTTGCATCTAAAAATGCTTTAGGGTCTGCAAGCATCGCTTGGATTTCTTCGTTGGACGAAGCAATACCAGAATCCACAACCATCTTAGCTATGCCATCGGCAGACAATGGTCCTGTAGAGGCTGCACCTTCAGCGGCTTGTGCGTTGTCTGCAGCTTCCTGCATAATAGCGGCAGCCCCATCGTTATCACCCTGAGCGGTGGCTTGTGCAGCAAGGGATTCATACCCTGTAAGCCCTGTCTCTTCGTCCTTAATAGACAGCTTATCAACGACAGCATCACCTTGGACCTCAACCTCGTATGGAAGGCCTAAGAAGTTATAGGAATACACAAAACCTTTTCCATTGTCGTATACCTGTTGACCACCAACAACCTTTGTACTGTCTTTTGATGGATCAAGATCATTAGCCCATCCAGAAAGCTTACCGATGAGACCTACGGGGCTTACATAGCCCAGCGCAGCCTGCAGACCCGAAGGAGCCATTCCGCTAGGGGTATCATCGTCATTATTGTTACTAAATATTCCAGATATTCCAGCCGCTTCGCCATGACCGGCAGACGTAGAACCAACAGAAGAGTTACTCTGGTTGGTGTTATCGTCGTTCATTACACCGCCAGAAATAACCTTATTGGTATTGGTATCCACCAAACTACCGCCTTGATATTCTTTGCCATCATTAGGAGTAAAAGTATTTGCCACGCTTTCAGTAAAGCTGTTGCCGCCCCCAAAGGTATCTGCCCATAAACCCATTAGATCTTATCCTTTTCTTCTTCACATCTGCGGATACGATCTCGCAAGTAGATGTAGTTTTTTACAGCCTCATCTATTGCCGTAGCATCGGCAGGAAGGCTCTCTAATTCATCGGCTAATTGGGCATTGAACCGGTCATCATACTGCTTGATTTGTGGGCAATAGATTTCGAGTTGGGTTCTATAGACCGTTTGAGCGCAGCCGGTCAGTGATAGACTTGCGATCAGTAAGATTGTCGCTTTCATTTTCAGACATCGCCTTATAAAAATCAGCCGCCTTTTGCTGCGCCTGTAGTTCATCGGTAAGGACTTTGTTCTTCTCTTTCGCCCGTCCTTTAATCTGCCCAAAGACGTAAATAATGGGCAGAGCGAGGGCCTAAGGTGGCAATGATGTAAGTCTTAACTTTGCCAAAGATGCTAAACATCAACCCCGTCCTTTTGGTCCTTCCACCGTGCGTATGCTGCCAGAGCGATACCGGCGATTGCACAGAGTAGGAAAACGGTCTTGAGGCTGTCAGCGTAGGCTACAAGTCCCTGTAGCTGTCCCTGCCATTTCGTTCAGGCCCGTGGCTGCACCAGCGATACCTACACCTGCCATCGTCTTAGATTTAGCTAGAGGTTTCTTGTCCTGTGCTGCAGGCTTCTGAGCCATTGGTACATCTACGTCATCGCTAGGTAGCTGTGCGTCCAATGTGAACAAAGCTGCCTCTGCAGCACGGCGGCGTGTGAGACCGGTAAGGGGCTGAAGTTTGCCACCAACCCGTGCTTTGTTCCAGCGCATCAATTGTGCCGGTACTGCAGAATAATCACCTGCGTTAAGCTTCTTTAGAAGCGTAGAGCCGCCAAAGGCACCGCTACCAAGGTTGAATACAAACGACACTAAGGCATCGAACTGGTACTGCGTTAAAGGTACATCGACCAGACGTTTAACATCGGCCTCGTAGATCTTCATATCTTGCCGCAAAAGGTCTTCTGCCTCTTGCTTTGTAAGACGCATATTCTTCTTCACACCTTTAGTGTGGCCGTAGCCGATGGTGAGAATATTAGCAGGGCAGCGATATGGAACTACCATACCGTCTGGCCCTACTTTGTGCAGACCCTCAAACTTCTTGATTAAGTTAAGGCCTTGGTCAGAGATTGATTTTGGATGCATGTTTACCCGAATGTGTTAAAATATGGATCTTGTCTTTCCATCAGGCCGCTATCGATTGCGGCTCTACGGTTGACCAATTGCTGCGGTGCCAGTGTACCCGGCTGTCGCCCTTGGCCTGTGTACCCAAGCTGATCCATTTGCTTGAGTAGTGAATTTACATTGAACATGTTTTGGCCCAGCATTTGACCTTGTTGGTCAAAGTTAGCCAGTAATACGTTGCTCTGGTTATCCATCGCACGGCGTGTGGTTACGCCCTGTGCATCAATGCTTTCACGAACCAGTCTACCGTTTTGGTCAAATGCCTGTGCAAGCTGAGTGTATTGCTGACGAATGTCATCAGGAAGGTTTTCACCCTGCGTTGAAAGCACCTGCTTAACTGTGTCCAAACGCTGTACTACATCGTTCTGTGCAGCCGCCTGTTCACGGGTTCCTGCGTCAAGACCAGAAGCAAGTTCACGGATAGTCTGAGTAAACTCTTGTGCGGTTACTGGTGCATCGGCTGCAGCCCTACGAGCTTGCTCATCAACCTGACCAGATACATTGTTAATGTCCCGGCTGGTGTCGTTAAAGCTGTCAGAGATCGTTTCACGAGTTTGGTTAAACCCACCAGTAACAGTATCCAGAAGCTCCGCACGGGTCTGGTTAGCCAGAGTAGTGTTAGCGTCATAGTTCTCACGGAAATCGTTGAGACCTGTCTGCATCCCGCCGATGCCGCCCATGATACCGGCTTGGCCTTCAGCAAGACCGCCGTAGTAGGTATCAGAACGATCTGACATGCCCTCAAGGTATGATTGCAGGTTAGTCTGCCCACCAAGAACATTAGCAGATAAATCTGTCAGGCTCTGGTTTTGCGTATCAAACTGTGCGTTCACATTATCGTTGACGCCAGCAAAGCCTGTGTTGAGTGTGCTGTCTACCGTATTGAAGCGGTCTGTCATGTTACCTGAAATGTCTGTCAGGTTATTCTGAATATCCGTTTGGCCCTCTGTGACATTATTCAAGGATTGGTTCATATTGCTGAAACCGGTATCCACAGAACCCTGCACGTTGCCCAGTGTGCTATTTACAGTATCAAGGCGGCCACCTACATCAGCGAAGCCTGTGTTGGTTGTACCCTCAAGACTACCAATACGGTTCTCAATACCAGAAGTATCTACAACCTGTGTAGTAACAGATGTCTGCGGTATGGCAGCAATATCTGCCCGAATATCACTCTGGCCGGTACTAAGATTTGCCTGATTATCAAGCATGGTGCCTTGGTTGCTTTTAATTTCTTCACCTACAACCGCAGCATCTGCAAAACCCGCATCAGTGTTCGCATTGACAGCGGTAACACCACCTTGAACACTGGCATCTACTTGCTCTGCAGATGCACCGCCACCGCCGCCTTTATACGCAATCAGGCCAGAAGCCCGTGGGTGCAAATACCGGTAGGGCATAAAAGGGTTATACAGTTGCATCTAAATCTCCATGTCGAATACATAATATTGAGTTTTGTATTTGTTGCCTTGCCTAGAACTGAGCGTCTGAAGGCGTCTGAGCCAGCCCTTGCGCCCCCATACCTGAAGATGCGAACAGCCGTTCTTTTTGGCAAAGTCCTCAAACAATCTGTGATCTGCTTCGACCTGCTTGAGTGAAACACCGTTAGTGGTGTTGGTGATGATCTGACACGTTTTTACGTTCTTGTATGTCAGAAATCTAAGGGTGGTTGTGCAGACTATCTTGCTATCCGGGTCCAGTGTGATCCAAACAAAGACCGTACCGTTGATGGCGTCCTTGAAGAGATCAAATACAGACATTTCATCGATCCCGTGGGACAGTGCTTTGTCTATGTCGCCTTGTATGGAAGGCCATACATGTAATACTTCTGGAGGGGTTAGCAGGACAGTCCGAAACTCTGGGGTTTCATCTGTCATAAGTGCCTAAACTGATTGGTAATACTGTTTATGATTTTAGCACTTAGTTAGTGTATTAGCAAGGGTTAAGTTGGCTGTTGCTTTTGGATATGTGCCAACCTTCTTGAGTGTGTTCCATGCTAAGATAATGCGGCTTCGATTGTAATTTGACCATTAGAAGTCCGTATACCAAAAGCTAAATTGGATGACCTAGAGTCAGCAATAGCATACGAGCCACCACCGCCGCCTCCGTTACGGCCATCGGTGTTACCAAAGCCAGAGTTATGTCCATAATCTCCATAGCCGCCACCAGAGTAACCTCCGCCGCCGCCACCCGCATGGTCTCCATTTCTGGATAACCCTCCGCCACCAAAAGTAGCAGGAGTGCCATACTGAGAATTTGGGTTAGGCCGGAAGTTCATTGCTGCGCTCATGGAAAGCCAACCCCTTGCACGGTTCTGAGTCCCGGTTCCACCACCATGGCTTAAAAATTCTCTACCATCCCCGCCGTTGACGCCGCCAGTTGAATCACCTGCATGGCTATCTAAACCGTCATTGGCATTGTTACCGTCACGGCCATACAGAAGATTAGCCTGTCCGCTTGTGTTTATGATGGACCCGCCACCGCCACCGCCAGCGGCACCAATCAAAACAGTGCCCGTATCTTTCCACAAGAAAGAGCCACCACCGCCGACACCGCCACCGTTACCGCCATTTCCAGAGGAGTTTATATCTCCTATTTCACCAACCACAAACTTTAAAACTTCTCCCGCTTCAAAATTGTAATACACCTCAATTCTTCTTCCTCTGCCCCGCCAAGTAGACTCATTAAAACCAGAGGGCGCATAGCTATTGTCTGCTGGACGACCACCCATAGCACCAGAAATTAACAATCTGTATGAACCGGTAGTGGGGACTAAATACTCTTCAATACTACCGGTGTAATTATAGGTCTGAGTACTTGTACTATGTGAAATAAATTGCTGTTGAAAAGGCTGGGCCACATTAATGAAGAAGTTTCTTACACTAGACGCAAACCCATCAGACGCAGTAATAGCAACGCTAGTGTTCGCATCAACGGTAGGCGCCCCAGAAATAACATTACCGCTTATAGAAAGACCTGTAGGCAGCGCACCAGAGGTGTAGCTAACAGCTTCGCCTTCGGGGTCTGTAGCAGATAAAGTAATAGAACTTGCCGCATTTGTTTCTAGTTCTACAGTACTACCTTCCGCAGGGCTACTCCAAACGGGAGCAGCATTAACGATCTGAATGTTAAACTGACGGGTGTTCGTATTACCTGCGCTATCTGTAGCACCGATGGTAAACGTGTACGTTGTCGTAGCTTGCCCAACAGACGTTCCTGTGATTGCACCTGTAGTGGCGTTTAGAGAAAGACCCGCAGGTAGATTACCCTCAGTGACAGAATATCCTGTAATGGTATTCTCAGCGTCCGTAGCGTTTACCGTTACCGAAACGGGGTTCGTCCAAGTGGTGCTAGCAAGACTACCTGCGGCTGTCGTGAAGGCTGGTACAGAACCAGCATCAATGCCTTGAATACTTTCAACTGACAGACCTGCACCATTAGTGACCTTTACCCTAAAAGGCTCGTTAGCCGCTGGAAGGTTCGTAGCATTGGTAAGCGTGATCTGGGTACTACTAACAAAGGTAAGTGTAGCAACAGCATACTCTGTGCCGTCAGCCCCCTTGAATGATGCCGTGGTATCTACATCGAAGAATGCACCATCTACCGTGAAGGTAGCACCGGCTTCACCATTGAAGTTGCTAGGTGTAACACTCGTGATACTCGGAGGTGTAGCCACAGCGCCCCAGCCAGAGCTTGTGAAGGTCTCGAAGAAGCCTGTGGTTGTGTTGTATCGCAGCGTACCAACAACAGCCGCTGGGTCACGCTCTGCTGTAGTGCCTTTGGGGATTACCATACCATTGGCGTTAAACTCTGCATTATCAGCGCCATCCACACGGACAACGACCTTACCGCCGCTGCCTGTGTCGGAGACCTGAACAACCGTGTCGCCCTCTTGGATGGAGTTAAGTTCAAGACCTACAATTTCGGATGCCGTGATCTGACTGTCGGAAATCAGGTCGGCTAGTATTCTTGCTTTGCTCATGGGGATACCTCAGTGTTAGGGCTTAACAGGCCAATCCGTCTCTTCTAAGAACGGAAAGTTTGCATGGTCGGTTATATTCCTCAGATTTTCCCTATAGGTTGCCATATCAGCGGAAACCGCTGTGGACGTTTCAGAGGCTTTTGTTGCAACCCAATCGGTCTGTGCAAGTGCCGCATTTCTGCGATTTCTAACATTTTGTGCTGCCATGAGAGAATCTGGTGTATCACGGACAACCGCTGTGAATGATTCCCAAACAACACCATAGGTGTCCATCGAAAACCCAGCACTCTCATAAGTATGAGTAGGGGTATCTGGATACTTTTCGTGCTTACAAAACTTAGCGTATCCAAGTTTCTTTAAGGTATCCGCCGTAGCTTCAGGATGGATTAAGACCAGACTACTCCATGTAATAGGGTGATCTACCGGTGCGCCATCAACTATTTTTATTACTAAATTATCCATCTCAACTTCCTTGATTTTTTGTTGGTACATTTTCTGATGGGTTTACTGAAAGTACCGTATAATCTTCAGGCTTGAATAAGCTGGAGTACGTCAAATAAACCGGGGATTTATAGGCGGCTTCTTTGGCATCGTATGCCTCAACCGCCGTATGCTGCCCGACAATGCCAGAAGGGCTTTTGTATATTACATCAAAATAAGCCATTAGGTTGCATTACTCGGGAAGCTACGGCCCGGACCCCAAATGATTCTTACCGCCCCAACACCTCCGTGGCCTCCGGTATGTATACCAGAGTAAGTTCCGCCACCGCCTGCGCCATAGGCTCCGCCATTGCCACGGGTAGAAGGACCACACCCCATCACTACCACCGGAGCCGCCACCGCCTGAGCGCCCTCTAGGCGTACCTCCGTAGGTGCCGAGGGGGATCCTGTACCTGTCCGTAGCTAATTCCATCAGCACCAATGCCTAAGATGCCAACACCGCCGCCGCCGCCTTGGAGCCAGTTATTGTTTGAACCCCCGTGTCCACCCGCACCAGACCCACTAGCAGGCTGTGCCGCTGCAACATTGTAACCGGGTGGGCTTGCGCCATCACCGTTGTAACCGCCAGCGCCAGCACCGCCCGTCCTTTGTACGGTGGCCTGACCGGGTTGGTTTCCGCCTCTGCCGCCGCCGTCACCCACGAAGGAAGCCTTGGAAGCTACAGTAGAATCAGTGTTAGGAAAACCACGAATACCCCCCTGTGCGGAGACCACAGTAAGATTACTGGGATCTAAAAATCGGCTTTCTGAACCATTGTTTCCATAACCGCCGTCTGTTGTACCACCCAGTCCACGATCACCCACTATAACAGTCCAGCTATCCCCCGGTGTAACAGCTATGTTATTTTTATAACCAAGAGCACCGGCACAGCCACCACCGCCATCATGGTCACCAGTTCCACCGCCGCCGCCGCCAACGCAAACAGCACTAATAGAAGTGACCCCGGCAGGAATGGTAAAGGTGTAGGTTCCGGGAGTGGTATATGAAGTTTCCCCAATAGCAGCCTGAGTATAAGAAGCTACTGTTGAATACTCTGAAGATACATCATTAGCGTCAACATGTTGGGCACGGACGTAGTATGTAGTACCAATAACACCTGTAAAAGAAGGTGTATAGGATTCTAAGTTGGATGTATCTAACAAAGACTCTTCAACAATAGTGCTAAAATCAGAAACAGTGGAAATCTGCCAATTTGTACTTGCGTGTGTAGTAGCTTGAGCAAGAGAAGCTGAATAAGAAGATGTCGTGTAGCTAGTTTGGGTCACAGTTAACACTGGAGTTGCTACGAGTACGTCAACTAGAGTAGATGTCTGGGTGAAAGTACCACTTACATTTCCAAGATTATCTGTAGCAAAAACAGTTACTACGAAGTCATCACCTACGGAACCAGTTGGTACAGGAAGTGTAACTGTAGCAGAATTATTAGATGCAGAAACTGTGGTTTCAGATCCACCCTGTGCAGTATAGGTGAATGAAGCTATGGTTGATCCAGACACACCCGGCGTTGCAGAAAACGTAGTCGAACTTGCTAAACTAGAAGGAATACTAGCCCCTAAACTGCTAGTGGGATTAGCAATTACTGTAGAAGTGACCACACCTACAAAGCTATCAGCCGTAATTGAACCAGATACTACTAAATTACCAGAAGAATCTACATTTGCTAATTCAACCCAAGAACCCGCATGGGCAAAATACCCCTTACCTGTCGCATGAACATGGGCAAACATGCCGTGGTAATCGGCAGCGGTGGGAAGGTCAGCTAAGGTGCTATACACGTTAGAGTATGTGATCTTGTTAGTGCCAAGGTCGATGTCACCCGTGAAGGTAGCACCAGATAGCGTAGCATAACTAGAGCCAGCCGCTTGTACCGCAGCTACTTGGGTAGTACCTTCGGTGGTGACTAGACCTACCTGTGTTGTGCCTTCAGAGGTAACGGCTGCGACTTGGGTTGTGCCTTCGTTAATCACGCCTTGTACAGTAACAGTGGGCGTAAGAGCCTCGACAGCTTTACCTAGCAGAAGGAACTCTTTTCCTTCAGTGGTGCCTGTAGTGGCGTTAAGTTTAGTTGTGAGGTTTGCCTCGATCTGAGTAGTGTTAATAGCCATATTATATACCTGCCAATGCTAAAGTTTCGACATCATCGATGAGAGCATCGACTGTTGTTCTGTTGTAGTGGTCTGCCAATTCAAAGGTGCCGAAGCTAACGATAGAAACGCTATCCCCGGCTGCCGCTGGTGAGGCCAAGACCACATTGGCTCCATCTGTTGCGGTAAAGTCTGAAGGTGCTAATTTGATGCCGTTCAAATACACATCAACGTATGTGGGATCGTACACCGCTGCGAAGCTTGTCTGACCTGCAGTAGCCTCATAGTCCTGCCGTTCCGCTGTACCGTTTACGGATGAACCAGCGTTCTGGAAGCCACTAGAAGAGCGTACCTTCAGTACCTGTGCGGTTGTATCGAACCACAGATCACCCTCTGTTACGTTTGCACCAGAAGGCTGCGTAGGGCTTACGAAGTATGTATCAAAGAAGTCGTTAACATTATTGATATTGGTTGCGACTGTATTGACCGCTGCAATTGATCCGCCGGTAAGGTTCACGTTAGCGATTGAGCCTGCGACCGTGTTCATGTCAGCTACATTGGTAGCTACCGTTCCTACGTCTGCTTGGGTAGCCCAGTATTTAGCAGAATAGTTTATACCATCTACCGTACCATCTGTCTTGATTGCCCAATCTTGTGCGGTGTTCTCAGAAGCAAGTGCGTTGGCTTCCGATACCGCAGCATTGGCCTCAGATGTAGCTGCAGCCGCTGCACTGGCAGAAGCCGCTGTAGCAGAGCCTAGAATGCCGTCAGTGTAGCCTTTCGTGCTTGCATCAGTGGCGGCAGTGGGCGTCCCAAGGTTTGTGATCTTGTTAAGACCCATCGCCAAAGGACCGGACATGTTATCGCCAGCCCGTGATACCTGAAGAGCATCCTGTTGATCTGTGTACTGCTTAGAAGCCGCTTCAGTGTTAGCTGTAGGCAATGGCAGACCTGTAACCGTAGCACCGGACATAATCAGGTTGCCTGTCATGGTGTCGCCTGTATCAGCCACCTTACCAGCCAAAGCCGTTGTCATCGTTGCGCTGAAGTTAGCGTCATCGCCCAGCGCAGCCGCAAGCTCATTAAGCGTGTCTAAGGCTGCGGGTGAGGCATCGACTAAGTTAGCTAACCCTACATCGACGTAGTTCTTTGTGGCTGCATCTTGCAAGTTTACCGGATCAGTAAGGTTCTCAATGGTAGCGGCTGAAGCGCCATCCATGTTCAGTGTGCCGTTAATGGTCACGTTGTTGAACTGAGATGAACCTGTAGTGGCTGTTACGTTGCCTGTTAGGTCACCTACAAACGTACCCGTTGTTGTACCTGTGGCCGTGATGTTGTTGAACGTAGAGGTGTTAGCAGAAGTAATATCGCCAGTTACATCGCCTACCAGATCACCAGTGAAACCGCCTGTAGAGGTGATTGTCGTACCAGTGATTGGGCTGGCTGCGTTACCACCGATTACAGTGCCATCAATCGTACCGCTGTTAGCATCGACTTGGGCTAGAGTAGTTAGTCCGGTTACACTTGCTGTTGTACCGTTTAGCGTACCTACTGTAGTGGTTCCGGTGACGTTTAGCGTACCGCCAAAGGTAGCGTTCTGCGTACCATCAATTGAACCAGATAGAAAAAGATCTTTGTAGCGATTGGTTGTTGTACCCAGATCAATAGTATTCGTTACTTCTGGCGAAAGCTCAGTAGCTGTTTGACCTACAGCCTCAAACCACACCGCTGCAGAGGATGTATTGTTCACGCAGATAAAGATACGGCTTGGTGCTGGTGTTAAGCCAGATAGAGCCGGGTGCGTAGCCCTGCCCCTACATCATCTGTAATCGTAGGATTGGATGTTGCGGTTACGTTGCTCTTACCGCCTGTACCGCCGTTAATGGGCAGAAGGTAGCCAGATACAGAAGTCTGTAGATTGATTGCAGGTGAGTTGCCTGCACTACCATCGTGTGAGTGACCGCCAGTAGCATCAAAGGCGTTTCGTAGTTGGTTAAATTCAGCATTAAGCGGTGGTGCAGTAATCTCTGCGCCGTTGATAATATCCGCTACTGATTGGCGTGTATAACCTGCCATACTTTATCGCCTTCCTGAAATCGAAAATTCAAATACTAGACCTTGGATCGAATAAGGTTCTGATTGCCCAACCGTCACGAAGGTCGCCCGTGAGGAGAAGCCAGATCCTTGAATGTCTGAAGTCATAATTGGTTTGGAGTTACCGCCGTACAGGATGTTCGCACCGGCAAAGTCAATGTTTCTTCCGCCGTACTCCACAGGACCACCTGCGCTGGTTTGGGAGTATGAAGAGGGGCGTGATGTGGTGTAGTCGCCCCAATCGTAGGCCATGGACAGAAAGACCTCTACCGGACCTTCAGCACGAACAAAGGTGTTTACCTTGCGCATGGTCTTGCGGGTTTCTGTGTCACCAAAATCTAGGTAAGGCGTGGCGTATACAGCGAGAATATCACCACCATTAAAGCTGGTGCCTTGCTCTTGGCGATACACTTTACCGTCATAGTCGCCATGCAGAATGTAACTCTGTGCGCCCGATGTAATCAGATGTGCAGCATGACGCCCGGATGCCTGTAAGCTCTCCAAACTCCCAACCAATGGAACCCTGTTGATCTGCAAGCCCACCAATTATGCCGTAGCTGTCTGTAACCTCAGTACCATCATCATCTACAAAGAAGCGAACCTGAGACTTACCACGGATCACAACACCGTTCAGGTTATCCATGTCGTAGTTGCGGATCATATCAACCAGAGTAACTTGAATAGGTTTTGATAGTGTCTGGATCTCAACGTCACCGATGCGGGATGTACCAGCAACAGGGCGGAAACCTTCTGGTGATAGAAAGATTAGATCCCCACCAATTTCCAGTACGCTGTCCCGTGCAACACAACCTACATTGGCTGTGACCTGATCAAGAACAAAGCCTGCAGTAATATCAGGGCTTACCTTCTTGATGCCGTTAATACCGAATACAAATAGATCGTCACGGAAAGGTTTGAACTGAACTACGTTAAAGCCCGGAGTGATCTGACCACCACCGGATGCCTGCAGTGAAGTTATATGGATCTGCAGGTGCTGAGTGACATATAACAGCACGGGAGGTTAGATCTCCCCCTAAGAAAATGTGGTTCTCAAAGACTTCCACAATTGCTGGGGCGTTAAGGATCTGGTCTCCACCGGGGCTGGACGAAGTGCCAGTATTGGTGCTGTTAAGCTGTTTCCAGTTTTGACCATCAAAGATGATTGCGTTGTTAACACCGTCTACGAAGATGATGTTAGAGCCATTGCCAAAGTCAAACTGAGTATGACGCAGCTTCTTAACTGTACGAACACCATCTGTGGTGTTGAGCGTAAGGCTGTTGGTCATTACCTGCCAGCCAACAAAGTCTATGAACTTGTAAAACTTATAGGTGTTAGCACCAACATCTTTACGGGCTGCAATGATGTACGGATTACCAATGTGTTCGTTCTTGTAAATCGCTACACAAAGAACCGGACCTTCGGCTACGCCAGCGCCTACCTCTACATTGAGACCACCTAAGAGCGTATACCCTTCAATGCGGCGATACCCGCCATAAAGGCTAGGCTCGTAGTTAACTAAGCGTGTGGCTGCACCGGATGCTGCCTCAGACAGAAACAAATGGTTTTCGTTGCTGTTTAGACCACCAGAACATACAACTTTGAAACTCTGGATTTCGTCAGCCATTAGAACTTGATCCTTGTATCACGGATGTATTCGTAGCTGTTGATGAATAGGGTCTGCAGATCTTTAAGACCTGCTTGGAAAGCTCCGTAGGCTGCATTAGCGGCCTCTAGGTTATCCTTAAACATGTACAGGTGGTACAAAGCACCATCCACAATAACGGTATCGAAGCTGGCTGGGATGCGGGATACATCGCTGTACGCTGTAAGATCGGCGTAGTTCAGATAATACCGAAAGCGCACACTGTACGCCTTGTCCGGTGATGGTGATACGCCAAAGCCTGTGCCGTGTGATGGGAATACATAGTCAGGAATAGACCGACCTGTGGCACCTGCATCGTAGTCACTGTCCCGGTGTTGAGAATACCATTCATCACGCTCAATACCTTTTAAGGTTTTAAAGCTTGTGCCTAAAGAACTGTCCTTCTGGATCTGAAAAGTATTAAAGTCGGCAATCTTAAAATAATCAGGCCAATCGTATTCTGTACGACCGGGTGTTAAAACCTGTGTATGCTCAGAAGCATTAAAGGGCCATTCAAACTCAGCTTGATTGATTTTGGCAATAGCGGCCTTGACCGCATCTTTAACCAAAGCCTGAACGCCACGAACCGATGGAAAAATCATCGGCGGCGATCTCTACCTCATTGATGCGGCGAAGCACCATGTTACATAAATCTAGGTAAGTACTAGGCATGGATGATCCTTAAAGAAGGGTGTTGGGGGCAAGTTGCCCTGCCCCCGCTTAACCATTAGGCCAAGTTGTAGTTTGCTGTGATCAAGCCTTCTGGGCGGAGAATCTTCCGGCCATAAAGCTGCATGCCACGAACAATATCTGCGAATGTTTCTGGTGAGCGGAAGCTCTCAGTTTTCGCAATTTGGTCAGCTACTGCGGCTGCGGAGTCATGGCCTGCGACCAGAACACCGAAGTTAGTTGCAGAACCTGCAGCGGCAGATGTACCAGCGCCTGTACCTTTGTAAGGAAGGTTGTTGGACTGATATACACGGAAGCCACGGATGGTGCCGGGAAGGCGACCATTGCGTACTTCTGCATCGCCACCGAAGTCAGCGTTAACCAGCTTCGCATCTTCGTCCATCAGGATCTCTTTGAAGACAGGGTCTACAACGATCCAGCGACCATCTGTGTCCACGTTAGCTGCGTCCATAAGACGAGCCATGCGGTTCAGAACAGCCAAAGGTGATGTCAAAGCACCAGCACCGCCACCTGCAGTTACAGGAATGGAGTTAGCTGCAGTGGAACCACCGAAGGCACCTTGTGTCAGCTTGTTAGCTGCCAGCAATTCGTCTGCGCCTGCTGCTGCATCTGCTTTAGTACCTGCAGCGGCTGTACGAGCAACCCATGCAGAACCGTTCCATGTGTAACCGGACATGTAGCCCAGAACGTCTTGGTCAAATGCATCACGCAGTTTGAAACCAGCACGGTCTGTTGCGAGGTCCATGAAAGAAACATGGGAATGCGCTTCTTCGATGTCATCCAGTGCGAACTGGAAGTAGTTTGCTTGGTCAACAACCATAGTAAAATCAGCGTCTGCCAAGTCTTGTGTCGCAAGCGTAGTGCCACGGGCATAAGAGTTGATTGTGATTTCGGGTTCTTTGATAATTTTAACACTGTCGCCCATGTTAGCGATTTCGCCAGCATAGTCTGTGTTTGTAATATCTTCTACTACTGAACTGTTTCTAAAGGCTTTTTGTACCTTTTTTGAGTAGATGACTGGGCTGAACGCCCCATTTGGGAGGTTTGTGTACCCACCCGCTGATGGAAAAGCCATTGTAATATCTCCTTGTGAAATGGCAGGTCGGACTAGCCGACAGACAAAACAGAAGGTAATTATTAAGTGGCAGTGTTAATGTTATGGGTGCGCAGAAGATGTATCAGGCCATGATACATATCTACGGGCCACACCACACTGGTAGACTAATTTATTATTTCTTCTGGATATAAACAGATACAAAGGTAGTCTGTAATAGAGGCTTTGTTCTGTAAGCGAGATTGAAGAAACAATCTCATAGCTATCTTTGGTTAAAGACAGGTAAAAGGTTGTTCATATGAATAAGTATAGCACGTTTGTTATAGTTAGTAAATAGCTATTACTATAACCTGCCCCTAGTAGGGACAGCCCTAGCATATAAGTATTGCTCACTTTGTCAATAGTTAATTTGCTAGAACTGCCACTTATTTGCGCCACTAAAGGGACAGGTTGCTATAGCACTTTGTTACATTAAGGTTTCGTATAGGAAACTTATTAACGTGCGCCGCCGGTCATGTCGTAGGTAAATGCACCTGACTTCATGGCTTCAAGGATTGCCTCCTCATTAGCATCGTACTCACGATCAGACATACGAGCTACTTGGCTTTCGCTAAACTTAGCTTTTCCCGTAGCCGCTGGTGTTGCAGAGGTTGATCGGCCTACTGCCTGCGCTGCCGACTTCTTTGAGGAAGTCTTACGCTTACCGGTGTCTGCCTTGTACAAGTCGATTGCACGGGCTGCGGCCATGGCATCTGTGTTGTTCTTATACAGAGCATCATTGATGTACAGTGGCTGCATGGCGACCCATTCGTGGAAGGCTGGGTCTTGCCGGATCTCGTTGAAGTCAGGATGCAGCTTCATTAGCTGTTGCTCTGCTTCTTTTTTGGTGAGCTTAGTCTCCAAGTCCTTCAAATGACCTAGACGCTTCTCGCCTTCTTCAAGGGCTTCATTGGCACGTTTCCGTGCAATAGTGTCTACGATCTTCGCAACATCAGGATACTTGTTCGTCCATTGCTCAATTTCCTCATCTGTCTTGGGAAATTTGATCTGGCCCTTTGCGGCGCTATCAAGCTGTGACTTCAGCTTCTCTAGCTCTTGGTCCTTCTGGGACATCAACTGTTGGGTGTGACGCCGAAGGTCTCCATACCGTTTTTTAAAGGAAGCCTCTTCTGGCTCTTTGGGTTCAGAATCTACAGCTACCTGTGCTTCCAATTCTTCAGAGTAAGAGGTATCAGCCTCTAGCTCTTCTTTACGTCTATATTTGCTCATGGTTTTCCTCTGGGGGCTTCACTCTTTGGTGAAGGTGGCCCTCTAAATCACACGATGAAGGTAACCTTTGGCTTCTTCACCATGCCGTACATGGAAGTCTTTTTTGAATAATCACTGTCTTTGTAATCATCTGTTTCGTTGACTTCCGGTTCCTCTTCGGAAACCTCCACAACTGCTTCTTCTACAACTTCACCCTCTGGGGTTGCCTCTTCCTCGTAATGATACCCTGTGCCATCACAGTGATCACACCCGGTTCCATCACACTTCGGACAGACTTCACCCTCTTCTTCGGCTGCTTCTTCGTCAGCCTCTTTGATAAGCCCCATGGCATCCATTGCCATAAGACCCATCTTTGCCTCTTCTTGCAGATCCATGATGTGTTTCAGGCCATGCCATTTGACTACATCTGCAGGCAGAACGTATTCGCCTTGGGATATGTTAATATCAATATCGTCCCGTACCTCTTCTGCAGAGGAACCCACGGGGATTGGATTACCGGACACAGGATCTACTGGACCCATCATGCCGCCGTGGTACATATCAAGCTCTTCCTCTTCAGAGGTGGCCTTCTGCACTGCCTCTGCACGGGTCTTCTCGTATGAAGACAGAGACCCGTCATTGTTAATATCTGCTTTGTTTTCATCTAATTGAAATTTATTGTTTGCCATGTCTTCACCTTCCGGGGTCATAATACCTTTGCGAGCTACCGCTAAACCACCAAGGGCCATGCCTTCGGCCTCTGCGTACTCTGGATAAGTAATCGTAATATTGTGTGAGAAATCTGTGTCGTACACCGGCTCTTGACCTTCATAGCCACGGGTAAAAGTGTGCTTCCCGATGGTTATTGGATCTGGGCCAGAAAAGTCTGTACCACGGGCCTTAGTGGTCTTCGTGTTCTGGAAGAATGTACGCCCATCAACTGCGTCCTCGCCCATCTGATAGTAATCAGCGAACTCAGCGTGACCCTGTTGTAGATCCTCTTCTGGTACGGGGATGCTATAAACGTCACCATACTTACGGATCGGCTCAAACTCATCTGCGGTCAGAAGCTCATCTACGGTGTCTGGGAAGCGTGAAGAGGCTAATCGGTTGAAGATCACCCCACGAACAGCGTTTCGGCCTTCTACGCCCTCCCCACGGGCTTCTGCCCATACCACACGCTCAATCTTATCTGCATCCTCGTAGGGTAGTACTGTCTTTGGGCGAGACTTAGGGCGAGGGCTTGTTGTAAGATTGTTGTCCATTATTCTGCACCCTTAATCACTTCATCACGAAGCGTTTTAAATCTACGAAGTTCTGTGATTGCCCCTTGGACTTCTAAAATACGCTGGGGATCTTTTTGTTTCTCTAAGAGGTCACGAGCACCCTTCAATTCGGGCGGCAGCATACTCTTGCAGAAGGTTCATCAGTTCCCGGTTGTTCACCAAGGGCAGGAATGTGCGGTACTGTGCCTTATCCATTACTGAGGCTGTCCTTGTGGCGGCTGCGGTACGTTACCGCCGTTGTCTCCACCACCTGCGCCTGTGAAGCCGGGAGCGCCCGGTTCAGGTGCGCTACCCGGTGCAATGTTACCATTGCCGTTGCCGGTAGGATCTTGCGGGGATGGAGCGCCACCCGGTGCTGGTGCAGCTTGTGCTGGGTCGGGCTGGGGCATCATAGCTTGGATCTCAGCCATCATCTTGGCTTGGATCATCGCTTCCCGTGGATCGTTCATAATCTTATCTTCATCTAGGTCCATGGACGCTGCGAGTTCACGCAGGATGAAGTCATACTTAACAAACGGTGCCATCTGTTGGTTAGCGGTCATCTGCATAAACTGTAGCAGACGCTGGCTGCGGATCTCGTTGCGCATCAAGCTCTCGGTGCCACGGGCTGTAACCGAAAGATCACCTTTGGTGTACATCTGATCGAAGTTAAACTGCATGTTGAAAGCGAAGAGTGCTTTGCCCAGAGGAGCCAACAGATAATCATCTAGGTTGCGTACAACCGCTTTGATGTTCTGTGCGGCTGCGCCCATAAGCATGGACATACCAGAGGCGGTACGACCTACACCCATCACACCGCCTACGCCGTGGCTGTAGGAAGGGATACCTGTAGCTTCATCAGACAACTGACGGGCCTTATCGAACATCATTAGAAGCTCGTTAGACACGTTGGGGAACTTGGTTCCGTGTATGGCAGCACCAACTTGGCCTCCCTGTCTCCGAAACACTTTGCCGGGGTACACAGAAAGATCCTGCCCCGGTACGAGGTTAGTCTCATCAATCTCAATCAAGAGGTTGCCGGACAACGCACCGTTATCTACAGCCATCCGCATGAAGCCATTCATCAACAACTGCGTGTCTTCCATATTCTCAGCAACGCCGATACCGAAGAAGCCGTATGGGTTAAGCTCGTATGGCACTGCAGAGTATGGGATGCGAGTAGGTGTAAACGGGTTGATCACTAGGCGAAGTATTTGTCCGTTACAGACCCAAACATTTACCTGAACTTCGTCACGATCTTCCATTTCTTCAGGCAGATCGATGTCAGCCTGTTCTGCAAGCTCTGCATCAAGCACACCCCAATACTCAAGCACCTCGAAGCGGTCTGGGCTTTCAGAGTTATTGCTTTCGTCTAATGCATCTTCCCAATACTCACGCTGATACTGTGGCCCTTGCTCAATAGCGAGTTCGATGCTCTCAGTGCGGAAGTGTGGGCGGCGTTTAAGCGCACGAAGCTGGGTACGGTTCAGACGATGCCGTTGTATAGTATACTCAGCTTCAGCCATGTTTCGGGCGTCTGGGTCGGGGTATAGATCCCAGATAGACACATACTCCACTTTGGGAATAGTTTCATACAAAGGATCATAATTACCCTCTTCATCCCAACGTGGGTATTCCTTGTCGAAGGCAAATGGACCCTTGAGAATACCGGTGCCGAACAGGCATGTTTCAAATGCTACAGAACGAAGGTGCTTAGAGGCGCTGGTTTCATCCAACTGGTCATGCATCTTGCGTTCCATGGTCTGGGCAGCAAGTTTTGCAGGCTCAAAGTAGACAGCAGAAGGGGAATCACCTGAACCCATCTCTAATTCATCGGCAATAGGCTCTAATTTGTCCTTATATGGCCCCAAATCCTTCTCAATGTCGGGACGGGCAATAGGACGCTTGGGTGTGTACTGTACACCGGCCATTTCCTCTACTTTTTCAGAAGTAATGGCATTTGGGTCGTAATTTACCTCACCAGCAACATTATTAGGGTACTTGCGGCTTTCAATACCCACCGGGAACTTAGAACCGGCGAATAATACGTCTACAATCTGCGCATATGCTGCCAAAACCTTGGTTTTAGTGATCTTAACAAAGGCTTGGGACTTTTCTGTGTCAGTAAACTGCACATCAGGGCCGTAAATACCCCGATAATTGCGATATGCCATTAACCAACGCTCTTCATCGGACAAACGGTGGTCTTTTGACTTGCGAAACTGCCCTTGTATAAAGGATGCTGCCCCGGAGAAGTCTAAATTCTCTTGTTCTACGTCACCATCCTCTACAAGAGCTACAACTTGCTCCGCTTCTGTTTGATCTTCTGTCAGAGATCCGGTCGGTTTATCCATTAAAGCCATATTTTAGTATCCAAATCTTGAATCTGAGGGTGTGTACCGCTGTATTGGGACGCCCCGTCCCATATCAAAGGGTGAAAAGGCTCTGGGCCTACTCATAATGCCGTACCGGACGCTGTCGTATGCATGGTCTGTTGCATATCTGGGGTCGATGTCATCGGAACCTTTGGGGTCAGAAGGTATTACAGGTAAATCTGCTATAATCTGGCGACAGGTATTGAAGAAAACGATGCCGGGGGTATCCGTTTCCTCGTTAATCTTGAGAACTTCGTGGAACCTGTTCTTACCGGAGACCCTTGCGCCTGCAGAACGATCACTCGGACGCCAGCGGCAACCCATTGAGATCATCTCTTCGGCTATGCTAGGGCCGATTTGACCCCGGTTGTGCCAGCAAGAGCTATCCAGAACACCGTAGTGTATGCTCTCACCACGCTCTGCTTCCATAACCGCACGGCCAAGGTCTTTGCCGGTATGCTTAGACACATACAATTCCCGGTAAACGTACAAAGTCTCGTAGCTAGGATCGATGGCAAACCAATGTACCGCAGAAAAAGAACTATAACCGTAGTCACATGACCTAAACCTGCGCCAATCATCCGGTATATCGAAGGGTTCACATACATGCTTGGACTGCTTGAACTCAGGGAAGGCTGCACCATCTGCTACTGCCCAATCACCCTCTAGCAACTGACGCCGCTGCATCTCAGGCAGAGCTAAAAGGTTAGCCTCGTACTGCCCATCCTGCATAAGATACGGATTGTCTCTCAATGATGCAGGGATAAACTTGCGGTAGAAAAGAGGTTCGCCCTCTTTGTCATGTCCTTTCGGGAACACCATCGGCTCCCCGGTTTCTAGATCCGTTGCAACAAAGCGTTTGTTTGCTGGCGCAGGGTCTACGAACATCTGCTTAACCCAGCCATGCCCTCTACCGCCGGGGTTGGTTGTGGCTCTTTGGAACAGAGGTAGCTCTGGGTCCGTAGTACGAAGCCGTGAGCGCATATAGTTCCATGCAAACGGTGTGGCGTACTGTGTAAGCTCATCGAAGGCTATGTAGCTAAAAGCTAGACCCTGATACCGCAGAACATCTTCATCACGCTCTAGGTAGGTCATCCACAGTTTAGCACCGCTAGGGAACACCCACTGAGACTTCTTCTCCTGCCACTTAGCACCCGGATAGATCTTCGGGTACATCTCTTGTGACTTCCAGATCAGTTCCCGCAATTCATCGTTAGTACGGCGCAGGATGATCCCGTTGAAGTTCTTATTGTGGAAGTACCGCATAGGGTCTGCCAGAAGCCCGTAGGACTTACCTCCACCCGCTGCGCCACCATATAGTACCTCACGCTCAGAGGCCGCTAGGAAGTCCGTCTGTGGGCCGGGGTTAGGCTGGAATACAACCTCACGCTCTTGTTGTTCATGCGTGATAACACCGAAGTCTAGAGTATCAGAGATGCTCTCAAACTCTTCTTCCGCCTCTTGGGTGGCCCCAAACTTATCAGCTAGACGGTTCTCCATCATAGTCTTGATACGCTTGCTGTCTGAGATCTTACGCTTCAGACGGGCTTCTTCTTTTTCAGCGGCGGTGTGTGGCTTAGGCTTCTTACGATGTGCCTTTTTAAGCTCTTTAACCCGCTTACTGTTGGGCCGGTGCAGCTTCCAGATATTACTAATACCCTGACCAGAAATACTGCGGCCTACTTTGTTAGGAAAGCCATTCCGCAACCTTACGGGTGCTAAAGCCTTCGTCCAAGTGATCCATAGCCTGTTCAACAAGAGGAACTACGTCTGGATCTGGTATTAGTTGTAAGGAACCCTCTTCCACAGGCTTGTACGCATAAGGTAACCGCTGTGTAGAGTTCTTCCTAGTTTTGTTGATCCAAGTCATCTGCTTTTGGCGGTAGAATAAACATGCCACCACCATTATTGGTGACCTCTACCTTCTCCCGTTTAACTAGACCTGTACGATCCAATACCTCACGGGCAGCGTTGATAGCATTCCGTGCGCCCAGCGCCGTGGGGTCATCCAGAACACCCAGCAACCCGTGGGCAGCTTTAGGGGCGTTCATGGCAAGCATCATCGATGCTCGTTCAATAATCTCTTCTTTAAGCGGTACAGTAACTTCAGAAGCTCCCGTACCTTTAGAATAGCCAGCAATATCCATAGCCTTACGGATATTACCACGGGCTTCACCCATAAGTGCTTCCAGAAAGGCATTCTGTTTTTCAGTATATTTTCTAGGTTCATCGGTCATTTACTCATTAGCCTTTGTTCAAGATGCCGGATCGTTTCTTCCGCCCGTGCAAGAGATGCCTTCAATTCTGACATTTCGATCAGCAACTGTTCTTTGTCCTGCAGAACCCTGTCTAACTTCTCAGAAAGCCGATCTACTTGCTCCTTCAGAGTTTCCTGAAACTCAGCACTGCGATCCTTATCGTTCTTCATAGCTTCAAAGCTGTGCTGCGCTCTTTTAGACAAATACGTCCACAAGCCACCTGCAGAAACCAAAGCAACAATAATAGGAATCAATTGATCAGTATTCATTAGAAAATCTCTTACGTTCTAAAATTTGACGCTGAACTAGATTTGCTAAGTAAAGGCTCCACAACGCTAACCAAACCAAGGCAGCGGCATGGGCTACTTCATCAACCATAGTCATTTGCATAGGATCGTTGGGTCGTGAGGCAGTGGACATGCCGTCTGCGGTCATAACGTGATACACAGGGTGCATAGGGGTGGGGGCTTCGTACATCAAATACTGAAACAGTACGACCATACTCAGAAAGAAATCAGCAATCAGAGTGTACTTCAGTAAAGTACGAGAGAACCAAACAGTAGCAACCGCCACTAAAATACTCATCGTACCCCAAAGACAAATCAGAGAAGACGTAACATGGCCTACAAACATACCAGCCATAATCAAACCAGACATAGCACAAGCTAAATGCTGGGCAGGACCATTGGCATTCCGTACCTTCTCAATAGTACCTCTGATGCCGTAAGCTTTCATTTCTTTTTCCGCTTAACAGCGGTGCCGCCTTTGTTCATCTTACCGGCTTTAAGATCCTTGTAGGTCTTATCACTGATAGTGCTTTTACCTTTAGACCGGGACGTACCAGCCTTCTTACGGGCATTCATGTTTTTAAGCAGAGACATTAGATCACCATTTCTTACAGGACCAATATCTGGCCGTTAGTTTTGATTTAGCCGTGTCGCACTTATGTCTTGCACGGAATGATTTACGGGCTGCAGGGTTATCCTTACGGATCTCCATATTAGGATCTCCAAAGGTGATGTACTTAACGCTGTCGCCTTCAACCGCCAGAACCTCAAACTTCTTAGGGCCACCACGGCGAGGCTTATTTACAGAAGTAAAACCATGACGCTTTTTAGCGGCTGCAATCTTCTCTGCTTTAGTCTTACCGGCCATAACCCTACCTTTGATTTTCTGCTAGAATTGCAGCACCCCAGATCAGACCGGCACTACCCAGAGCAAATACTGCAATCGCAACTATAATACTGAGGATGTAGAATAGACGATCACGTTTAGCTGCCTGTGCCTCTAAGGCATCCTTGTGGCGCTTCCGTGCTGCAGCCTGTTCCCGTACAACCGTATCCCACATACCGGGAGGACCGTATAACTGGCAGATGGAGCGTAAATGGTCCGTAACCTCTTTATGCTTCATCTTGGCCTGCGCAATCGCAAACCCCTCTTCCTCACTTGAGGTTAGGCGTCCTAGTGGACCTTTGTGCCTACCCTTTTCCGCAAGGTTAATATCAGCCTCTAATTTAGCTAATTTACCGAATGCAGGTAATATAGATCCTACATCCTTACCCGCCTGTACCGCACTAGAAATAGAGGACGCTACTTTACCTACCGCACCTGCAAGAGCCAGAACCTCAATCATTGGACCACAAAGCTCTTAGAAGCATCTGCTACGAGGGACTAACTACATACCGCCGGTCATACGACAATCCATTAGGTGCCACCCTTCTGGCCGCAATCATAGTAACAGGCTTTGTAGAGGCGATTAGATCCAGAGATCCAAGCATGGCCCATCGAAATAAATGCAAGCACACAAATCATAATAAAATACCGATATACTTGAGGCATTAACTGCAGCTAATTCTGCAACCTCGTTAGGTACTATATAGTCAGTACCCTTAATCTTAACCTGACTGCAGGAACCAGAAACAAGCATCCCTGAAGCCTTTGCCATTCTGTAGCCCTGAGCTACTTTATTGCGGCAATCAGAAAGATTGTAATAAGAGGTGGGGTAAACAGCCACATTGCACTGACTAATTTCAGTACCCATGCAAACCATTATAACCGCAACCCAAGAAGTCATCACTTAGACTTCTTCACATAGCCGCCCTTAGACGCACCCATAGGCTTCTTCTTCTCAATCTTCATGTAACCGCCCATAGCCATCTTAGGCTTACGGGAAGGCTCCACATCTGCACCGCAGGACTTAGTCTTCGTCATTTTCATAGGAAGGTTCCACATCAATTAAATATTCAACAGGCTCAACTGTCTTCGCAGCTACGTCTGTTTCAAAGAAATCATCATATCCACGAAAGATAAGGTTACCGTCTGCAGCTTGCTTCCTAGTGATCAGACCTTCCTCCAACAGAAGATCTCGTACCTCTTCAAGTTTCAGAACCTGACCAGTCTTTTCACGGATTGCAGCACGAATATAAATGAGGTTTATCAAACACTCTATACCTTCTATTGTACCATTGCAGAATGCAACAAGTCAACCCCCTAACTATTTACCATAAATTAATTAACAAATGGCTTAATTAGGGGGTTTACTTATCGTCAGATGTTGTTATAATTTATAAGCTCGCTGCAGGCGGTACAGGTATAAGTAGTACCCTATGAGCAGTACACTGTGTGCGCAATCTCTGACCTAGTAATACCTATATCCCGCTAGTTCTTTATCACTCAGATTCTGTAATATCCAGTAATCAGCCCTACGCTGTTGTGATTCCTGCAGTGACAGTAAGATCTTCTTAATAATACCCATAACATTAAACTCCTCTTAGTTAATTGGCTATACCTGCAAGTATATCACCATTTAGCTAAGGGGAGTTTTGCTATTTAATAATACCCGTTATGCAGTCAACAGCATCCTCAACAGAGGCCTTAAACCATTCATTATTACGATCAGAAGCAATAGAACCTACAGCCTTATGGGCCTTACGCTCAAGCTTCCTACGATCCTTACAATAAACAGAATACTGAAGCTCATAATCCCTAAACGGGCTAGAGGTTTGATAGCCATTAAGTCTATCATCCGCATCTATAGCCATTCCCACTTTAACCCATTCAGGCCAAGCAGCATTCGTAATCACATAAACATAACCAGCCTTAGTGGTATTGTAGTTCTGTAAGCCAGAAAACGCAGCATCGTTAAAGCTCTTATACCTACCGGGCTTATAAAGAGGATGAGACTGTGCAATGTACTTACCATTAACGTACATCCGCTTTGCGTTGTAGTTAGTAAGTTCCCTGTACAGGTTCTGCTTCTTTATAAAGCAGCTAGTACATCGGTATATGTTATGCCTCTGTCTACCCGCAGCCCAATTATCTCCAACCAGCAACTTAGTGCCGCAGTCCATGCAGCCCCGCATCAGTCTAGATCAAATAATCTACCTACAGCATTGGCGCTGTCCTCCACATATGAAGCCTTCTCACGAAGCTCCTCAGAACACCGTGATAGCTCATGTGCTACCACATACATATGCTGATAACCCTCTGGATCAGAATACTCATCAGCCATGGTATTAACCACATCATCCAATGACACTCGAACCTCTACAGGATCATCTTCATCTGCAGTATAAATCACAGTCACAATGTAGCTGTTACCATTACGGTCTACATCAAACTCATTCGTAATCTGGATGGGGACAGTTAGTTCTGCACTAACAAGCTTATCTTCAAAATCGGCCATAACGTAAGCCTTCAGTAAAACATCAGGCAAAGCTGTACGCCTGTAACTCATACCCTAACTAAGTGGCACAACAGAGTCAACAAGAGCTTTGCAAAACTTTGCAAGAACTATGCTAACTTTGCAAACTTTAGTGTAAGGGAGTTGGCGATTTCTCACAGAGCTAAACAAAGGAGGTGTCGTACATGAGGCACTTTGCAGGTCCATTTTCCTGAAATTGGGTAGGTATTGTATACGGTACCGGTGGGGGGTGGGGTGGCGCATGCCCCGCCCTGCTTCGCCCGGTTCTGCATCAAAGCCCTTGTTTTTATAGGTTAAATTATAGCGGTATAACTACAAAGTATGAGTTAAGGGGGCCAAAGCCCTTGGAAATAAAGCACAAAAGAAAGCAATTCAATTTTGCTATTCTATAAAGCTTAAACGCCACGGGAAACCGGCGGGGAATGCGCCGCCACAGCGCCGGGGAATTCGCTTGCTAGTTTTTGTAGGGCGTTGCGGGGGCCACTGCGG